AGTTCCTGCTCGCCGTCCCACCGCTGCACGATCTGCTCATGGGACGTGCTCTCGCGTATCCAGCGCAGCGCATAGCCGCGGTACTTGTCGGCATCGTCGGGCAGGCGCGCCGAGGCCGACTTGCGCGGCGGACGCACGCCATCGACTGAAAATGACGGATTGGTCCGAAGAATCTCGACCATCGACTTCTTCGTCTCGACGCCGCGCGATTGCAGCGTGCCATCCGGCAAAAAATACTCTTTCCGCTCTGGATACGAGATCGTCTTGCTCAACGGCAGGATGACCGGCACGTTCGCCTTGAACTCGATGCCATTCATGGTCATCTTGCCCGGATCGCCATCCTCTGGATGCCAGATCACTCTCGCGGTTCCGGTAGGCGCTACTGCCTCGGTCTTCACGTCTTCTTTAGCCATGCTTGGTTCCTTCAGTTGAATTGGGCGCGACGGTCGACTCGGAGGGCCCAAATCGACCGCCGCTTTACGATGATCCTTCGGTGCCGCCCGGAGGGGCCATCGCAATGTGAATTATGCAGCGGCAGCAAGTTTCGAGCGCAGCAAGTACCCCTCCAATGCCCAAATCTGCTTGCGAGCATCCTCTCGCGCAATCTTTCCACCGAGTTCAGCATCGTAGTTTTCGGGGCTTGCGCACGCACTCTTGCCAATAATGGTGTAGCCGTTTCTGAGCGTCAGAACGCAGATAGTGAGGCACTTCAGGGATTCACTATAAGGCATCGCGAATAGTTCAGACGCGCGCCCCCAACACTCGGCGGCAATCTGCGCATTAATATGATCCGGCGTCAGGCGAGGTGCGGTCTTACCCTTCGCCTGGATTTCCTTCTCGATCTCTTGTTCATCTCTGGACATTTGCTCTTCCTCTTCGGGGATACTCGGAACCGCCGAGCGCGGATTTCTATGAAATTGATGCGGCGCGCCAGTCATTGTTGGTCTGATCTCGAATAAACACACCGGCTTGTCCGGTTGTCAATGCAAGCGCCGTATTTGCCGAACCGTTGATGCTGCCACCAACAAACGGGAACACCTCGATAGTGACCGCCGTATCGTTGAGCACCCAGTGCATCTCTTCCGCACATCCCGTGAGGATATCCGGCAGGATAACGCTTCCGCTCGCGGTTCCCTTTGTCACCCGCGTTACATCGGTCTTGATCGCCGTGGCCGCAGCCTGCGCATTCGCCGTGCTCGTTGTCACGTTGTCATCCAGATTGTGCTGCTTCTTTCCAAGATGATCCATCAGCGACAGAATCACAACCGTAGTCATGGTGATTTCCTCTCAATAGAGATTGGCGACGGGACCAAGCGCAGTCGTGAACGTCGTCGGAGCCGTGATGGTGGTAAATCCTGTCGCATATACCTGAGTAACCTGCTTCGCCACTCCGCACGATCCCTGCGTAAGAGTGTTCGGACGTACCGTGTTGTTATCATAGAACACCGTCACATAATAGGTTGCAGGACCAACCGCCGCATATGTCCCGGTGAAAGGCACAAGCTGATATTGCGTCGTACCGGACATAGCCGTCGAGCCGGACGTTGCCACGATAGCGCCAGCGCTGTTGGCAAGGCCTACCTTCATGTTCCCGGAAATGGTCGCACTGTTGAAGACCGCAACACCCGTCACAGTGACATTGGCAGGAACCATTACCTCGGCAATGTAGACTTCCGTGTTGACCGGCGTTTGCGCCGTATAAGCCACCATCGACGGATTGCCGCCGCACGTCGATATGTTCCGCGGCGAAAGCGTAAAGCCGCCGGCTGGCGATTGACCTAGCAGCGACGCCGCAGCCTTCCACAGCGTAAATGTCGTGAAGTTCGAGGCGCCATTCTGACCGCGATAAAGCGGAACCAAGTCAGAGCCCGCAGGACTGACGATGTTATTGTTGACGTTCTGCGTAACAAGACTGCCAAGATCGGTCGTAACCGATTGACCCATCAGAACAAAGCCGGCAAACGCGGCGCAAGCAGCTATCGATAAGCTACGTTTCATTGGTTATCTCCGGCTTAGAATGAAGCCCGGGGCCAAAGGCCCCAGGCTGTTCTTGTGCGCTCAGCACGCGCCGGCGGTAGCGCCGACCGCAACCGGAGCGCAGGTGCCGTCATTCGGAGCAATATATTCAATGACGAATATAGCTTGCCCCGTGGTGCCGTTCGAAGCGTTGGCGCCTGATGTGTAGACTACATACACATCAAAACCACCCATGGCTCCAGTCTGGGCAGTGCTGTTGCCAGTCACAGCCAGACCAATCCCGGCGAACGTGCCAGCGCCACAGGAAGTGCCGCAGTAGACATATGGAGCAGTTCCTGTCGTGGCCCCAGTAAACACATTGACTGCACCCAGAATGGTCGCCCCGGTTGCGGTCGTGCTGAGGCCAAGCGTGGCCGATGTCGTCGGATTGAAGACCGTGATCAAGTCCATGATTACAGTCTTCAAGAACGCATTATACGGAACCGCTCCTACCTTGATCGAGCAAACCGCAGCAGCAGCCGGCATGGGGCATGAGTTGTAGTTGAACGTGAACCTCAAATAGTGCGTCTGCTGCGTGTTGAATTGCCTCGGAGGGAAGCTCCGCGGAGCGATGACCTGTGCAAACGTCGGAATGATGAACGCCGTCGATGCAGCAGCAAGTGTGAACAGAAAGAGCCCTACGGCTCCTACTAGATTACGAAAGATAGTGCGCATGGTGTTGACCTTTCGATGGATGGGGTTGACAAATAAGCCAGTAGAGGTGCTTAAGTGTCTGCGGCGGAAGCGAAAAATCCTGTAAACTTGCCCCAATCCTTATAGTTGCCCGCGGGATTGAGCTTGGCGATCGTCTTGAGGCCGTACGCCATCATCACACCAACGCCCCGGAAGAACTGATAGTCGTCTTCCTTCAGGAATGTCGGCTGCGGCATGCGTCCCCAGCACCATGCCATGGCGGACTGGCCGCACATAAACACCGGGGCCACTTGGATCGATGATCCGCCGGCCGTCACGTAGAAGGTCGGCAAGCGAACATCCATCTCGGGGATTTCCCGGATGATGATGCCGTTGTAGAGCAGATCGCCATCCTGGAACAACGGGTTCTTATCGAGCCCATCGCCCTCACGGGGACGAGCCTGCGTATTGGCGTTGATGATAGTGGTGTCAGACTGTAGGTCGCGAAAGCAGTTAGGCCCCGCAAACACCACGAAGTACTCCCGTCCGTTCTTCAGTTTGTACGGACGGATGCGTGGATTGGCCTTCTTGGCCTGCCGCTTCATCTTGAGCAAAGCCGCGGCCGAAAGCGTCATGCCAGACGTGATATTGCCCATAGCGGTGGCAAACACCGTCGAGATGTTGCCGGTCGATCCGCCAATGAGAACACGATCCGCATTATCCACAATCCAGGTGTTGCGCTGCGCAGCCGTGGCAGCATCGAACAGAACGCCATTGACACGCTGTCCGAAATTGCTTCCAAGCCCGACCGGAGCGGTGCTGGCCACCGGAACCGCATAAAACGCGTCGATAATCTCGTCGCGCTGAAGCTCCTTGCCCCAATCTTCCAAGAGCGGCCTCGCCTGGCCGAACAGGTCAATCGAGCTCTTCTGCTCTTCTGACTTCGGAATTTTGACGGCGTTACGCGCCCAGTCGATCCAGGCCCGGTCGCCGTAGTTGTCGATCGCCTCCTCGTTGCCGACCAGAGTCCCGGTCGAGATCGCCTGTGCCTTGAGGCGAGCAATGAGCGGGATGTTGATCTGTTCGCCGCCATTCTTCAGGTCGTTAATAACCCGAATAATGGCAGTCATTTCAGTCCCGATGTAGGGACTGAAGAGGTTCTGACGAATGTATTCCCGTGTCACTTCCTTTCGGAAGACGATGAGTTTGTTGTTTACTGCAACAGTGGTCAAAGCCATGTCCCAACTCCTTTGGGGTCATGGCTGATCGCAATCTTTATCGGCAGTCGGAAAGCATCAGCCTTCTAGCGACGTGTCCCGTAGTCGAAGATGCTCCGCTCGGAACCGTCTTGCATTTCTGGGTCTGCGTTGCGCTGGACATTCGAGCCCGTGGCGCTGTTAAGGGATGGTAGACGCTGTGCTGGCCTGATTTCATGGCGTGGTTGCATTCGCCCGTTGCCGTTCTGCGGAGCGCGCGATTGCTGCCGCTGCTGGACACGTGGAGCGAGCTGTTCAAACACCTGAGCGCGATACTCTTCACCACCGTTGCGATCCCACCAATCGAACATCGCTTTGGATGGGTCGGGCGCGGTGTAGATGCCCTGCACCAACGACTGGTTCCTCGGGTCGCGAGGATCAAGCCTCGTCAGAGCATTGTACGCAGCCTGGAACTCGAAGGCGCGTTCGCCTTGGGCCGCCGCGGACAGGTTCTGATCCACTCGCTGCATTTCCCGTTGCTGCTGCACTTGCTGGAACGCAGCAAAACGCTCCTCGATCCTAGATGACGCCCTGCGCTCGGCCTGCTCGAGAACCCATTGCTCGTACTTATCGGGTTCCGCGAACATGTCGGGCTTGGGCGGTGGCGGCGCCTCCGCTTGACGCGGCGGTGGTGCATTGACACGAGCAGAGAGTTCAGCGACCCGACCGTTGTATTCGGCAATCTGGCGTTCCAACGCTTGCACGCGCTGTTCGGCCTCGGTCGCCCGTTGACGTTCTTGTCGCAGTCTGGACGGAGGAACTGCCGGCTCGCGGTCTCGGGACTGGCCACGCTGATCGCGCGGTTGCTCCTCGCCCTCTTCGCCCTCATCCTCGCCCGCGGCCTCTTCGGTTCCGGCTTCTTCGCCTTCCTCGTCTTCGGCCGCCTCTTTGTCCTCGCCCTCGGCTTCCTCTTCAGCCTCGTCGTCGCCCTCCGCTTCGACTTCGCCTTCAAGGCCATCGCCCATATCCTCGAGCGATGTGTCGCCGTCATTGTCCAACTCATCGTCGCCCATCGCGTCGTTGAAGATTTCATCCTCAGTCGCCGCGACGGCCGCGTTGAGCGTGGACTGGTATTCGCGCTCCGATGCTTCCGCCTTATCAGCGGATGCTTGCTTTGTTGCCATGTAACCCAACCTCTCACTGCTCCCGGTATCGTCGGGACTACGACTGCCCCGTATCGTGAGGCGAACGACGCCCGTTAATGCCGGCGGCGCATTGCTCGATATCGCTCGGAGCCAGCGGGCGAGATGTAGGGAGGTCTCGCAACCTCACGCCGCTTTCGTGCGGCGCCAACGAATCATTCCTGACGACGCAATGAGGATGGCAAATTTGCCTCTTCCTCGGGCCCCAATTTCCTATTCTCGTCCAAATAGGCCATCTCGATATAGTTCTCACGGGTTACCGGGATGCCGTAGCGCTTCATCAGAGCCAGCACCGGGTCGGAACCATGACGGGTTGCGGATGCCCCCTGCGAGGTCGTGGATGGCTTCCCGGGTGTCATTGAGGTTCGCCCTTCCGTCGCGATATTGCCTCCAGATGGCATCTATCTTAGCATTGTTGGCTGCACTCTTAAAGGTGTCAGGAAACATCCCACGGATGGCTTCCCATGTGATCGACTGCATCTGTCTCGGCAGCAGCCCACGTTCTGCCGCGGCCCTGCGGTAGGCCTCGGCATAGAGCGGATAAGTACCTTGGATGCCGGTATTAGCCGAGCCGCCCGCGGATGGAAGTCCGGCGCCGGGATAATTCGCAAAATTATGAGCAACCTCAAGCGAATCTCCTGATAACGGGCGTAGTAATCCCGCCGCGACGGCATGAGTGTCGATGGTTACATCACCGCGGGGCGAATTCGGATCGAGTAGATTGTTGTAAAAATTACGCACTTTGTGCTTCTCGCCCATCAACTTGCTAACCCCCTCGGGGTCGTTCTGGATGGACCGGATAGCCTTGCTTATTTCAGTCAGCGACCCCCACCCTGCCTTGGACTCGCTGCCTGGCAGCCCTGCCTTTACCTGTTTGCCGGTTGGTTGATTGGTCATCATCTCGCCGAACCCGCCCTCAGGCGTTACCAATGGGTAGGACGGCGAATTGTGTGCCTGATCGTGCAGGCGCACCCATAAAGCCTTCAGACCAGCCTTTTCTGCGCCAGTTGCATCCATCTTGTCGATGTCGCCGAGGCTACGTCCCTTGATGTCGTTGAACATTCCTTGGTATTTTGGCTTGTTCAAAGACGGGAGAGAACGGAACGTTTTAACCATCTCAGGCGTCATCGTAGCTCCTTGGTACCAATTCTCGCCGCTGCCCTTGAGAGTATGCAAGACACGATTGGCGAGCGAGACATTTTGATACCAGTCCTTCTGCGGCGACAATGCCGCAAGCGCGCCGGCCGCAGCTGAGTCGCTGACGTCATATTTCTTGGCCCAGTCTTTTACGATCTTATTGCCTCCCTCGTACCAGAGTTGGCTGCGCGCCGCTACCTCAGACGGCACCTGATCATGAAGCCACAGCAGGTTGTCCTTGACATGATCGATGAACGCCTCCGATACAGTATCCGCGTCCTTCTTGATGATCTTCTTGGGCAAATTTGGGTAGTTCCGAACCAGATCGACGTTCTTGTCGTGAAGTTCCGGCGTCGCCCGCAATGAGTCCATGTCGACAATGCGTGGCGCTCCAGGCTCGCCGACGGCGATCTCGTTCTTTCCGGTCGGCAATCGGGTGTCGATCCAGTCTGGATGCGCCTCAGCCGCCGCTTCAGCCTTACGCGACGCAGGACGTGCCATCGCCCTCCCGCCGGCCATCCCCAGAGCTCCGCGCTCCGCCGCTAGCATGCCGCCGCCGGGCACCAGCGCAGCCATGTCACCCAGACGCCCCATGCCCTCAGGGCTATTGGGGTCGACATCGCCCTTGTATACATCTCGTGGTAGTGTCAGACCGCTGCGGATGGTATCCGCTATCCGGCCAGGCCATGTCGCAATGCGGTTGAGAACCGGAGCAAAACGGGATTGCCGCTCCGGCTGGTGCGTCATCGACGCCGCCAGTTCAGCGTCCGGCGATGCGGCGGACTGTTGCTGTGCAAGGCCCAGCCAATTGTTGATAGGCCTCGCAAAATTGGGCGTCGGAAAGTCAAACCGATCATCGGGCACGTCATGTCACCTACCAATGATAGGCCGTGATCCGGTGCGGAGCCGTCGCCGCAATCCAACTGACCGACGTCGTCAACGGGCCAGGGCAAGCGATGGCCTGACCGGCCGGTATCGGAATGGATGTACCACCAGACGCAGCAACAGCCGCCACGCCCGTGAAGTCCACCCATATCTCCTCCGAAGCACCGATGTTCTGATCGGCCGCAGTTGATGGGTTGATGATGGCGCATGACCGCGTGACCTCGCCGCGGGCAAATAACGGCTGAGCTGTCGCGTTTACCCCCAAGATCGCCGGCGTGCCCGACACCCCAGACGGGACCGGAGTGACGGGAACCTGCGCCAGAGCCGCGGCAACCCATGCCAGAAGAACAAAGGCAACCGCTATCCCGGATCGTCTCATCATCATATTCTGGCCTCCGATTGCTTCGGCTTGCTCTTGATCGCCTGCCGCCGTGCGGCGTGCTCGGCCTGCCGCGTTTCATGCTGCGCCGCTAATTCACGCATCTTGTAGGCGTGATCAGCCGCGGCCTGCGCCATTTCCATCCTGATCTGCTCGCGCTCGGCCTGCGCCTTCTCGCGCTGTAGCTGGGCGTCCTGCTGCCGGGCAAGCGCGTCCTGCTGCGCATTGGTGATCTCGGCCTGGGCCGCCATGTGGGCAACCGCAGTTTCGGCTTGGCTCTTCTGTTGGGCCGCCTGGGCGTCAATCTGCGCCTTCTGGATGTCGATTTGGCCCTTCTGCTGGGCCGTCTGCGCCTGCACCATAGCAGCCTGCATCTTCGGATCGGGCTTCTGCTGCTGCGAAGCCGCCGCCAACTTCTGCTCGATATTCTTCTTGAATGTGCTCGGCAACGGCATGAATTCCAGCTTGATCTGCCACGGAATGGTCGGATCGTCCTTGATCGAATTGTACGTGTCCTGCATTAAGTTTTCAACGTCCGGTCCCTCGTCCATCGTAATCTCGACGTTGAGATTGCCGATGAAATTGATAAGGGTCGGCTGTCCCCACTCATCAAGAATGGGCTGTCCCCATTCATCCCGGTCAATGCCATTGATCTGTAGAAATTGCGCAAAGTTCTGGTTGTCGCTAATTCTGAGATATCGTTCCTTAGTCCATGTCCGCTGCGTAATGTTCCAGATCGCCTTGTAAACCCTAATCTTCCAGGCCCGATAGTTGCGCAGAAACGTCCCCAGCTCGGCAATGCCGGCCTTCTGCAGCAGATTGATCGCCACCCCCGAGTGCGTATCGACCTCCTGGCCCATCAATGCCGGATTGATGTTCACGAAGCTGTCGATCTCCTGCCGGGCGTCCTGCATCAGCGCAAGCTGCTGCGCCAGATCAGCCGCAGTGTCGTCAGGCTTCGGAGGATCAAACCCCATATTGAACTCGACATAGCCGTCAGGCCGCGCGTACTCCCGGCGCGCCGTCTCGACGCTGTCGACCGCGCCCTTCTGCGCAATCAACCGCGTCACGTTCGACATGAACAACGCCTTCGAACGTCGCTGGTTGAGCTCGTCCTGCGGGCCCTTCAAATTACGTACAAACCCGTATCTATCGCCGTCATGGTCGACCGCGGCCGAGAACATGATGAACCGCGACATCGGCTTGTTGCGTTCGTCCAGGAACGGCGACACGCCCTGCGCCAGCAGGATCATTGAGCAATAGAACGCCCAGTACCACTTGCCCTTATGCCGATACCAATGTTCGACGAGCCGCAGCCGCTTTTCATTGACGTATATCCACTTGAACTCGATATCCGCATGCGTCGTCAGGTCAAAGCCCGTCTCAACCATGAGCGTGCGGAGCTCTTCCTCACGATCCGGGAAAAGCTCAATCGCGGCCTCAACATCAAGCCACTTCGCCAGCCCATGATAACGGCAATCCGAAAAATCCGGCTTACGGGAACGAGGATCGTAAAACCAGTCATCCCCGTAGACGAAATCCATGCCCACGTCCGGGTCTTCATGGTCGCCCTCAATCAGCTTCAGCTCGACGCCGCCGATGCCCTCAATCCCCGCTTGGCCGGCGCAGTACGGATCGAGGAACTGCCACTCATTGCCCTCAAGAACCGAGCGCACCGCCTGCGTCGCAATCTCGGCCCCGTCCGCATTCCTCGGATTCTTCGGATACGCCTTCGGGTCCTGCCGAAGCCGCTGCACCATACCAACGATGCTGTCGATCTTGCGATTGATCCGGTTGAACGTGATAATAGGCTGGCGGCGCTTGCGGAGGATTTCTATTTCCTCGGGTGACCATTGAGCTCCGTGATAGAGGTGACGTGAATTTTTTTGTTCTTCGTACTCAGGAGTCTTCGCGGTTAAGTAGTCGAGATATTGCTGACGCAACCTAGAGACGGGCCAGAAGCCCTCTTCTGAACTGCTGAAGTCGTAATCGTCGTAGGACTCAGTCGTCCATGTCCTTCCTAATGTGCCGTCCGCTGAACTGACCTGGGGCATCTATCGCCTCACACAATAAGGCTGCGACTTCATCGTGCCCCTTGGCGCCTTTGGCGCAATTACACGATGGACACAATAATTGGATATTAGATGGCCAATTCGAACCACCCCGAGCCAATGCAACAATATGGTCTGCGTGATATTTTGCACCCAATTCCTTACGGCAATAAATACAGCAGCCATGTTGGCGCTGAAATATCTCTTGAAGATCAGATGCAGTGTATCGTCCTTCAGCATTTCTGACCCTTGCTCGACGCCGAGCCCTGCTTGCGCGTAAGAAATCTGGATTGTTGATCCGCCATTTCTCAAGCGATTCTAAATGTAAATCGGGATTGGCGTCTTTCCATTTCTCTCTGGATTCCCGCAATTTCTCTTTATTGAGTTCAGACCATTTTTTACGCGTCTCTTGGTGGCGTTCTTTGTTTCTCTCAATCCATTCCTTAGTCCATTTTAGCTTTTTCTCAGGATGCTTCTCTCGAAAGCGTCGATCAGCCTCTCGTGCCTTCTCTGGATTGTCCCGTCGCCACTCTCGCTTCTTCGATCTTGCCTTCTCAGGATCTGCCTCATGTCGCCGTTGGGCACCTGCATTGACTTTGTCTCGGTTTTCCAAATGCCATCGATTGACATTCTCTCGCTGGCAAACAATGCATGGACCACAAACCCAGCGCTCTGCTATGTGCCCTCTTTTGCACGGCTTCCCTGTGAAGTACCGCTTGAGCCCGAGCCGCTTGGCTTGTGCCCGTGTGACAATATGTCTATCTTCCGCCTCAGTCATGTCGGGTGCTCGTTCCACTCGATGTGGTCAGGGGCGATGGGGGCGCCGCATGCAACCCCGTCGCCCCGTTGTTTTATCCTGCTTCGCCCTGCCGGGCAATTGGCGTTTTTACGAGACGGCCATCCTTATCTCTGACCCATCCGTCAAGCTCCAATGCCATTCTTACACAATGGTCTCCTTTGCAAAGGTTGACCATGGTGCATCTTCCATACGGACATTTTATCATGCATTGATCCTCAGATACGCAGGCGTCCCCACGATCTCCTGGCGGCGCTCGCGCCATATCTCAAGCACTGGGCGCAAGTCCTCTGGCCTGTCGTAGCCTTCCGCGATCATCTTCAGCACAATCACGGCGCCGTACTCGTGGACGAGGGCGCGGAAGCCGGGCCGCAAATCGTCGAGCGGCTGCATGACCTTGATGGAATCGACGTTCATTTTCGACGCTCGTGAAGAATGACTGTTTTAAGCATCGCCAACGCCTCGGAAGTCACTTCATCACGAAAGCTTGGCAAATAAATCCACGCCTTATCTAGAGCGCTTCTCGCGTAATCGGCAATGCGGCGCGCCATGCCGGCAAGATCGTCATCATTCAAAGTCAGATCACGTTCGCTCATTGCCGCCCCGATGCCACTTCGACAAAGAAAGCCTGCACCTCGTGCATCATCGCATCAATGCGGTTGATGTCTTCCGGCGTCGCCGTGTCGGGATGATCCTCGTCCAATACATCCGAGTAGACAAGGCTATCGAGCGACGTCTTGGCGCCGGCGTAGAAGAACCGCTTGAACGTCTTCACAAGATCAGGATGCGTCTCTGGCGGGACGTTCTGCTCGAGCAAATTGCGCCATGCGGCGTCGATCACATTAGATACCGTGATAGTCTTGGCTTTGTGCGCTGTCATTATGCATTCCCCGTCGTCTGGATGAACCCGAACCGCAGCCCGGTGCGCAGTATGATCGACCTGAACGACACCTCGTGCATCTCGCCAAGCTGGAACGCAAGTGTGCAGCCCGACGTAGTGCGCATGAAATGGCGACCAACAGGGCTCCATAATCCCAACAGTTTCACTGCGTTTATTGTTTCGCGTTCTCTGTGGTTCATGGATACGCCAACACGGCAGCCAAGCCGCCGGCCTTGTGCTCTCCCTTTCCGCCCAGCGCCTTCACGGCGCTCGCCAGCCGCCCCTGCGGGATGGAGATATCCTCAAGCGATCCAGTGTGCTCGCCCTTCTTGTTGAACTCCGCCATCTTGCATGAGCCATCGGAAGCATTCTCCGTCCCAGCCCATGCCTTCATCAGACGCTCGCCGCGGTGGTGAGTCACGACGGCGATCTTGCCGGGATATTTCTCTAGCACATGCAGCAATTCGGAGAAAAACCGCAGGCGAAATGTGTTGAAACTCTCACCCTCGGGCAATGCCTTGTCGGGCTTATGCTCCGCATATTCGCACAGCACAGGGATAGCCTTCGAGGTCACCACACCGGACCAAGTGCCTACATTCCACGGACGAAATCCCTTCGTCACAAGAGCCACCTTCATCCCGAGCTCCTTGGCGATGATCTCAGCCGTGTCATGCGCCCGCTTGAGATCCGAGGTCACAATCACGTCGGGCTTGCGATGCGCCATCTTCTCGGCGATGCGGTACGCTTCCTTGCGGCCGTCATCAGACAGCGGAACGTCCTTCCAGCCGCGGATGCGGTCAACTGACACGTCATCGTTGTTGAGGCTGGTCGCCCCGTGGCGGATGAGTTGGATCGTCCGAGTGTTGTAGGGCATATCAACCCACATAGTCCTTCGCGATCCGATCAACCTTCGGACGAGGCTTCGTCAGCGGCTTGTCGTCACGGTCAGCTTTCCCAGCTTTCCCGACCAGTCCCTCATAGTCGTCCATATCGAGGATTTCGCTCGCCCGCATCGCGCGCTCGGCGACGTCGTGCAGAGGCAAGTCTGACTTCGCGTCCTCGCGAGCATATTCCAGCAGGCGAATGAACAGCGGCACAGTCATGCGGATGCAGTTCTTCATGCCGATTTTCTCCAATCCTTGACAGTAGTCACGAAAGAAGAAAACACTCTCATCTTAACTCCTGAAGAAGAAACAAAATAAACAACCGATTCACCACTGTCGGGAATGCAGTAAATCTCAAGATCAGCTAAATCATCAGAATGGCCATTATTTTTCATCCAATCAGAAACATCCCTTGCCAACTGCTCAGCATCCTCTGTCTCACATCCAGAGTGTAAGCCGCCCGGAGCCGCAATTACACTCAAACAGACAATCGCCGAACCCTTCTGCCAGTCCTTCACCAAGGCAAAGACCGCTTGCCGCAATTCATCATCGTAAATCGGACTGGTGGCAATGATGCCGCGCTCGCTCATGCCGCCTTCCTCGCCTTCTTCCTGGGCTTCTTGTTGTTGAACGCCTCACGGCACACACTCGAACAATACAGCGCATTGAGCGTGCGACGCGGATCGATGGAGTGGCCACAGTTCTTGCATTTGCGATCATTGGCCATGGATCACCGCCAACGGCATGTGAAGATCGCCGTAGCGACGATGCCCATCAGCCTCAGGCCGCCTCTTTCGGGTCCGTCGTCCATCGCGATTCCTGGCTCTGCCGCTCAGCCCACTCGTTTACCGCCATCACGATCTCGTCAGCGTCGCCATCGCCCAGACCGGAGTGCGTCAACACAATAGCACGCCGCAAGCCCGACTGATAGACGATGCCAACTTGCTCCCGGCCGTCCTCGTGCTGGATGCGGTAGAAGTTAACCGCGGCGCTCGGCGGCAGGCGTGCATTGATAGCGCGGGCGAGGCCGAGAAGGTTGGCGTCGGGAGGGAGCGTCTTGGGCTTCATCGCGAGAATTCACGTTTGATCGATTTCCATGCCTCAACATAGAAAGCGGGGCAGCACCAAAAGAACCATTTGCCAAGCCACTCGCCATGGCGGCGACCAATCGCTTCCCAATCGCGCTTTGGCATCAGAGCACCTTGAAGTTCGAAGACGGTATCTCTTCACCCGGAGGCCGATAGGCGTCCTTCACAGGCTCGGGCGCAAGCTTGGTCTTGAGCCATGGGCGGGACAAGCAGGCGTAGCGGGCATCATCTGCGCATTGGGCAGCGATCATCCCGTTAGCCATCTCAAAGTTGCCCGTGTCTGGAACCGTAAAACAGTAAACATCAGCGCGACTTGTTTCGTTCACGCCAGAACAGATCGGTCCTAGTGCGAGCGCTGTTGATGCCACTGCAGCGGTAGGAGCAACGCTTCTGTTTGCTATATTTATTGGTAACGAAGCTTTCTCCGCATTCAGCACAAATGCGCTTCTCATCATCCACTCCAGATGCTCTGCGCCATCGCGACTTGCAGGCATTCGAGCAAAATCTATTGCTGTCCCCTGGTCGTCCATTAAATGTTGCGTTGCAGGCTTCGCATATTTTTTGCTCTTTAACGTGGATAGCGGCGGCGCAATGCTTCTCATAATGCTCGCGATGCCAAGCAATTCCTTCCGGAGATCCGTGCCACTCACGAGCAGCCTCGCGAGCGCACTCGATATAGATACGCCCTCTAGCGCCAGTTTCGGCCCCATGCTCGCCGGATTGATGAGCGTTCGAAGACATGCAGTCAAGATTTGCAATTGCATTGTTGTGGCGGTTACGATCTTTGTGATGGACATGCCACCCCTTCGGGATTGCGCCATTGTTGGCAATCCAAACAAGGCGATGAAGGAGGCCGCCCGGTCCTCGATAGTAGCGGCCTCCACAGAAATAATATCTCTTGCCGTCAAATTCTTGGGCTGTGTTTGTGATAACGACAGGATCGCTGATCCCAGAAGATTGCTCGCCGCCATCCACCCCCTCGCCGTCAGAAATTGATGGTCTGATGTACATCGTATCTCTGCCCCATCGCTGAAATTCAGGCGCACCATCTCTTGATCGTGCTTAATGAGCCTGACTGATCGGAACCGGTGCCATTCGCCATCATGAGATCGCACAAGACCGGTTTTCCCCATCAGTTCAGCGAAAGAATACAGCCCTTCCGAAGTCCTGACAAGCGTATCGCTACTAAAGCAGTGATCCTCGGCCGACTTTTCAATATCTTCGGGCTGTGCCGGGTCATGCTGCAGTGCGGGAATGGTGCGGATCGAATTCAAGCACGTAGAAAACCAGAAGATCGTCGGATGCGGATCGTCCGCCGTTCCCGTCCCGATCATCCTCTGCCTCACAATGTCCCAGCCGCTCATCGGCCCGCTGCCATGCCCAGCGATCTTCGTCACCCTGGCATTATCCGCCTTGCGAAACGCCGGCAGCTTGGCCTTGACGAGCTTCGTATTAATCCGCTCCGCAATCGACGGTCCACCATCCTCCTTGAACGTGCTCGGGTCCAGGACCGCGTACGCAAGTCGTGGATCGTCCTTCTCGCGTTCGATAATCCGATCTGCTACCTGCTCTGCCGTCAGCTTTAGGCCCTTTCCTGGGCCGCTGGCGATGTAGTCCTCGCGGTAGCGGACGAGGGCACCGCGGGGGAGCAGTCGGGTTCCCAGTACGTTATGGCCGGGCGCCAATTTTTCATCGCCTCGTCGAATTCCTCCTCCGTCAGTGAGCACTTCATCAATGGCAATTCCACCGTCGCCGTCAAACAATTTGTAATCGTCCTGGACGACGGCCCACCAGCCAACGCTTCCGGGACTAGCCGAGCCCCAGTCAGCGCTGCGAAAGCGCACCCAATCCTTTGGAACAGCGAACGGCGCGATAACGTGCTTGCGGTGCTGCCAACAGTCAAAGAAGGCGCCCTCGACGACATCCCAGTCTCCCCATCGCATGGCGGCAACGAGCGTCGCCGAGCCAAGGCCTTCCAAACGCGCCTCATATTCTGGATCATCGTGAACCCCTATCTCGTTGTCCTCGAGCCGAGCCGGGATGAGCTGCCGCAGCATCCCGCCCTCGGACGCCGGCATCAACCTGATCTTCAGCGGCTGATCACCTTCAATAAACGTCCGCTTGACCCATAGGTGGCCGATGTTGCCAGGATTAGCCCCGCATAGAATCCGCGGGAACCGGCCCTCATACTGCTTCGGCAAAGTAATTCCGACCATGCGCACACGATTTCTCAAGAAACGGTACATAGATTCAGTCCAATGTGTAAGTTCATCGATTAATAAAACGTGCGCTTCTACTCCTTGGTATTTGTATATATCTGTCTCGTGCTCACAATGACACAGATAAACCTTGCTTCCATTCCAGAACCGTATTTCGTTCTCAACAATCCTGCATATTCCAGTAGATGTCCACGGCGCCAGCAGCGCCCTAAACCCCTTAGGACCTTCCATATGATTTTTAACGAGATCATCACGGATGCGGCGGAACAAATAAACCTGTAATCCAGCTATTTCACTGCACCACAGAATCGCAGCCACGCGCATAAGATGGCTCTTGCCACCAAAGGCTGCACCGCCGAATAATACCTCTGTAGCGGGAGTATCAAACGCCACCCACTGCTTCGGCTGTAGGTGCAGATCAAGCGCGATGTCGCCTGATAGCGGGATGCCAGAGTGCGCGTTCATGGCGCGTCATCCACAGCATCCATGCGCTGGGCTAATTTCTCACCATTTCCTTTTGGATGCTTTATGCGGTGCTCCCGCTGCCAACCAATTTCTCACCATTTCCTTTTGGATGCTTTTCAGGCGGTCAAATTCCTCCGTCGTCCAATCCGACCAAAAGGCTTTTTCCTCATCTGACATCGCGTTGCTCATGGCTCTGAGGACGAGCGCCGTCGCGCGGTCGACGTTGAACATGAGTTGTGTCAACGTCTTGGGTTGCTCGGCGCCGTTGGGAAGTGATGCGCTATTTTTCTGTCCAGCAGTAGCCCATTTCTTTACCACTGCTTTGCCATACATCGCTTCAGCCTTCGCCTTCCGCGGCCCGCGCTTCTGACCCTTAGGCCAGCCGCGGCGCTTCTTGGTCGGCTCGACAGCCACATCCGGCTCGTAGTCTTGGCTGAATTCGTTCATGTGATATCCGTTCCTCATGCCGTAGCGGCATCCACATCCCGGTCGCGATCAAGCCCAGTGCTCGACGCAGCTCGCCCGGAGATATTGCCGCGCTTACGCATCATATTAGCGCGTTTATTTGCGACCGCAATAGCCACCCCTTCATCTGCACCGCTTCTTAATATAGCATTGGCCTGTTCCGCAGCCTTCGCCGCGCCGGCTCCCGACAATTTCTTGTTGTGCTTGGCGGCAAAACTCTTCCCAGACCATGGCATTTGACCATCTCCACCTGCGCCGTTCGACTGCCGCAACGGCGATGCCGCAAAGCCTGACATCCGAGGGCGCTCCCGCTCGGCACGGCCGCGATAGACGACCGTGCGGTTGTTGGACGAAGGGGCGGTGTCAGCCATCAGGCCGCAGGCGCCGGCTCCACGCGGCCAGCCGTTACGATGCTGTCGAGTTCCTTGAGAATGTAAGGCGATACCGGCGCGCCGCTCTGAGCCTGCGATCGAACGTGCAGCAGCAGCGCCTCGAGCCGGTCCTGCGGGCTCAATTCCGGCTCGACGGGCGCGTCCGGCCTCGCGGGCGGCGGGCCGCCCATCGGTAGAACCGGCTCGTTCTTCGTACCCGCATACGTCGGATCGTTTGCCATGATATTGCTCCTTAATACTTTTCTCGTCGCGCGTGCCGCTATCTGCGACTGGGACACTTTACACGATCACCATGCAAACGACAATCATCAGCCATAACACCGTGGCCGTCATTGCCAGTCACTTGCGATGTCGCCTTATCCTATAAGGATCGTACTTTTCTCGACGCGCATGCCATAGCAGCAGGCCGACCCCGATCAGCGCAAGCGCGATTGAGATGGCCCAGGCCATTATAACACCTTGCTTCTAGGCCGGATCGCCTCCATCAACCACGCAACCGATGCCGATCTTCGTGATCTTTGCATTGTCGTGGCTGAATTGCATCTCAGCCATAGTCTTTCGTGCTTCGATCCAGCATTGTTCCATTGACGACATGGGCTGATGACGCTCGACATCGTGGCCGCCGACCACCATCGTAATGACAAGGGTGATTATGCCACCCATTATGGCAACTCGCCTCCGTGTTCATACCAGTCGGCCCAACCTGTGGTGTAGTGAGGGGCGTATACCTTCCTAGCAGCGTCAATGACTTTTTCACCCACCCACCTACGCATCGCCACGTAGAAAAGCGTTCCCGCATCATCCAATTGGATAAGCCCATCCAATCGTGGCGTCTCAGCCTCGATCTGCTTTTGCATGGCCTATCCATTAGCGCGCGAGGACGGACCACCGTACTTCGGCCCGCTGGATCGAAGACCAGCCGACGCGCCGCCGAGCCCTCGTCGCCCTACCGGCTTAGCGTTTTTTTTTACGGTGCCGCCCGCGGGGAACTTGGGCGTCTGCTCTTCGTTGATGGCGCCGGCGCCACGCTGACCGCTCTTGCCAACGCCGCCGCCCTTGCTGACGGCTCCGACCTTGCCGCGTTTCTGGTTCGTCGGGTGATTGATCTCCGTCGTCGGAACCTCGCCGCGGTCGCGGACGCCGCCCTCGTCCTTGCGGCCCTTGCCATCAAAGGACGCCATCTTCGAGGCCTGGGACGTCGTCTTGTTTAGGATCGCCGGCTTGGCCATGCGGCCCATCTGCTTGCGGCTGATCACCCCGCGGCGGTACATGCTTTCCATCGACTCAGACATTTGATGCTCCCGGTTGATGCCAGCTTGGCACGCTCTTGTTGATGTTCACCGTAATCCAAAAGCCGCGGTTGTCGAGCACCAGCAAGCGGCCGTCGTCAGTCCATCGTGGTAACATGCCAGACGACGGCGGCGTGCGACTCGTCCACTCGGTCATTGCAGCACCCTTCGACGCCTCCGAGCCATCGACTCAGAATTGTTTGCCTCTCGCTACGAAAAAATACGTGTACTCGCCATGCGGTGCATAGTCGAAGTCAAACCACGTATTCAACCTGTGGTTAACAATCTCGGTGAGAGGTATTTCTCTCCCGATGCGACACCGAGCCTTCCACTTACGCTTTGATATTTGTTTCCGCATTACGACCTCGCCTGCGACGAGCCAGCACCACGAGCCCGAGGCATCCGGCGACCAGCCCCGGCAAGCCGGCGCCGACCACTGGAACAGGTACGGGCTGGAACGGCAAGTCGATCTGCAGCACGGCAGGGCGCCAGCAGCATTATTCCTGCAACAAGACCCTTCATTGATTAATCTCCCTTTGTTGACTTCCACCAGTCGCATAGCCCTCGTCGGGCTATCACGCCACCAACCTCGGTGCACGCATTCGGTCCGACGAAATGCCGGCAATCGTTATGCGGCCAATTGCTTGTAGGCCCGCAATGCCGATCTGTCACGCCGCGCGTGGCGGAATAGTGTGAATCCTCCCTCGTCTTGAGGGGCAGGGCGTGGCGGGCCGAGACCTCGCCGCGGCGCATCAGG